ATGGTCAGGAAGTTCGGCAAGATCGTCGTCAAGCCAAGCAAGGCCAATCCGAAATGGATCGAGGCATCCTATCTTACACCCGTGTCCGCCTTTTCGGAATGGCCGGACCTGCCGAACCGCCAGACGGCCACCTTCCCCTGCACGCAGGACGGCAGGGACGAGGCCGCGGCATGGCTGACCAGGGCGAGACGGCGCATCGAGGCTGACGTGTGGGAGCCGGAGCGCATCGTCAAGCGCAAGGCCAAGGACACCGCCCTGACATTCGGCGAGTATGCCGCGAAATGGCTGGAGACGCGTGAGGGCGAAGGACTGCACGTCAACACCATCTACGGGATCCGATGCACGGTCAAACGGCTCATCGATGCATTCGGCGGCATGCCGATCGGCAAGATCACCTCGGCCGACATCGAGCGCTATGCGGCCACACTGCCGAAGGACCACCCATACGTCGGTCGAGAGCTGCTGTCCAAGCTCCGTCAGATCCTCGACGCCGCCGCGACCCCGGACCAGGACGGCATCGCCGTCATCGCCAAATCCCCATTCGCCATGCAGGTACGCAAGCCCGCACCTAGGGAGGAGACACCCGCCGCCACACCACAGCAGCTCCGGCGGATCCACGACGCCATGCCACGCAAATTCCGGCTCGCCATCACCCTCGCCATCTCCTGCGGAGGCCTGCGCATCGGCGAGGTCTGCGCCCTCCAACGCGGCGACATCGACCTCGACAACCGTCTCATCCACATCCGCCGCACCAGACTCACCCGCGCCCGCGTCATCGCCGGGCCGCCGAAGACCGCCAGAAGCAAACGCACCGAACCAATCCCCGAAGCCGTCATTCCCGAAATCCGCGCGCACCTCGCCGAATATGTGGCCGACCAGCCGGACGCATGGATATTCCCCAGCCCGCTGGACCATGACAGGCCGATCAGCACGGACGCCATGCGCGACGCCTACGTCAAGGCGAGACGCGCAGCCGGACGCGAAGACCTCCGATTCCACGACCTCCGCTCCACGGCACTCACCATGCTCGCCCAACAGGGCGCCACCGTCCGCGAACTCATGGCCGCAGCCGGACACAGCACCGCCATCATGGCCATGCACTATCAACGACTCAGCGAAGACCGACAGCGCGCGCTCGCCGACAAGGTGGCCGCCAGCATCACCCCGACACAGACGGACACCGCACCGGCATCGGCCGAAAACGACAAAGACAAGGAAATCGCCGAACTCAAAAAACAGATCGCACAACTCAAGGCACTCGCCGACAAGGAATGATTTTGAGATAATCAGCGTTATTTTCCGTGAAACGTCCACAAAAGGAATAAGAATGAAAGGAAAAAGACAGTGAGAGGTTTGGCATGGCTGAATTGGTATGGAAGCAGGCGCGCGAAGCCGCAAGGAAGGTATTGGACGGAAACTGGGATCAACAGGTTCCCGTGAAGATCGAACAAATATGCAGAGCATGCGGTGTCACAACGTACAAGTGCATCATGCCGGACGATCTTTCCGGCATGATAGTGAAACGAGCCGCAGAGAGAGATGCGAAGGCTTTCATCGATAAGGAGGAGCCGGGTGTGCGCCAGCGTTTCACTCTCGCACATGAACTCGGCCATTTCATAGAGCGCACGGTCATAGCCCAGGACGACGAATACGGGTTCGAAGAAGTCCGTATGGGCGGACGCAGGGAGAAGGACTACTTCCCGCACGAGTTCTTCGCCGACGAATTCGCCGGCGCGATTCTCATGCCAGAATCAAAGGTCGAGGAATTCCAATCCGCCGGCAAGGACGTGGCAGCAATGGCGCAATTGTTCGATGTGTCAGTCAGTGCCATGAGAATGCGTCTGGATAATCTCCAAAGGCAATAGAAATGATGGAAAAGCCGAACGATTCAAACTACAACAGAACATTCAACTTTGGAGAGAGCTCCGACGTCAAGCTCTCTCCAACATTGAATACGCAGGCTGCAGAAATTGAAGAGGAATGCGATCCTCTCGGCCAGGACGCCAATAAATCCCAGCAGAAAGATTCAGACGAACTGGGGCACCTGATCGCAAAAGTATTACGCTTCCACCCATTTATGAGATTGTTCAATGTCTGCGCCACTTCCATGTATCTCGATAAGGAAAAAGGCGCACGTATGAGACTTTTCTCGAGAGTGCACCCCAAATTCAGAAGAGCATGCATGATCGGCGAATTCGCCTTCACCACGCTGCTCGCCGTTTTAATTATCCTGGCCATCTACTTCACCATCATGAAGTTTTTCGGAATCCAAATCACATGGCCGATTGTGCTGCCGTCTCCATGCCTCAGCTGAGAATCAAGCAAACCCCCGGCGCTCGCGGTATGCGGGTGACCGGGGTCTTTTTTATAAGGAATCCGAAGGGATATAAGGCTCTATAAGCACGTATAAAGACGTATAACTATTGCACGCACACGCCGGAATCATGAAGCAGCTGCCGATAATCCAGCAACACCTGCACGGTCACACCCAGCTCCGTGGCCATCATCCACGTATTGCCCTCGTACACCGTCTCGGCCATGCCGTAATCCACCGGCGATATCAACGCCAACGCCGTCTCCCTGCGACACCGACGCTCGCATTTGGCCCCGTATCGTGTACCGCAGCCGGGGTCATGGTGTCTGGCGTGGATGAGCTCATGGCACAGTGTGCAGCGGCGCTGGCGCTGGTTGAGCCAGTCGGCCAGCAGGATGAGCCTATGCCGGTCATCGTACAGTCCGCATATGTCGCGTGGAAGGTCACGCGACACGACCGACAGGCCCATGGATTCCGCATGTTCGATCAAACCTGAAATCGTTTCGATTTTAAAAATCCTCTTTCATAGGTATGGTGCCCACACCCATACGCGCACGCAACGCTTCGGAGGCCCTGAACTTGAGTGGACGTTTCCCGACGAATTCGATGAGACCCGCGCTCGCAAGTTCATCCACGTATTTGCGGACTGTCTGCTTCGTCAGCCTGAGGTCGACTTCAGCGTCTTCGAGCGTCATGGACTTGGTGGTGTCAAACAGCTCCTCCTGCATGACCGCGTAAAGAAGCAGCGTCGCATTCTTGGACATCGCATGCTCATTCCGCAGTTCGTCGCGCAGGTCGGTCGCCTTGCCAAGCTGGTCGATCTTGATGCCGAGTTCCTCGATCAAGGACTTCTGCGCGCGTTCGATGAATCCGAGGATGGTATATACGAAGAACGTGAGTTCCCCGCGGTTGAGCTTGTCCTCGGCCTCTGTGAAAGCCTTGTAGTATTCGTTCTTGTTCTCCGCGATTGTCTTGGAGAGGGACAGCACGGTGGGCAGTGTGAGGTCATGGCTGAGATAGAGCGCGAGCAGATACCTGCCGGTTCTGCCGTTTCCGTCGTAGAACGGGTGGATGTACTCGAACAGGAAGTGGCTGGCGATGGCCCTCTGCAGGAACGGTATGGTATCCGAACGGGCGAGGTCTATCATCTGCGCCAGCAGTGCCGATATCCGAGCCTCGCCGCTGACTCCGCTATGGATGACCGTGCCGTGCGGTCCCTGCACTTCCACGTCGCCTTTCCGGAACAGTTCCCCGTCGGGCCTGTCCTTGTCTTCAATCTCGTCGAGGGCGATTTTGTCATAGATGTCCCTGATATCCTCAAGGGTCTTGGGCAGTTCGACATCGTGGTCGGTGAGGTTGAGATACAGTTTCGCGAACTCGCCGAACCGAGCCTTCTCCATATCGCCGTCGGCCTTGGCCTGCCGGGCGGCGGCCACGGCCGCTTCCGTCTCCTTACGTGTCGACCTGACGCCTTCCATCTCGTTTGTGGCGAGCAGCTCCTCGGATATGGCGTGGTGGATGTAGTTCCACCGCATGACTCCTGGGATGCTTTTCCACATGGCCGATACCCGGCGTTCGGCGAGAAGCACCTTCTGTGTGAGCATGCACATGCAGCGCGGTGTGGCGATGAACAGTTCGCCCAGGGGCGTGCCGATTCCGGTCGCGAAGGTGGAGTCGTCCTCGAGGCGCTGTTTGGCGAGCCTGTCGTGGTTGGTGTAGGAGTCCGCGCTCCTGTCGGCGTGGAACAGTCTCGCCAAAGTCTTATATTCCATGCTCATTAAGGTCACCGCTTTCTCAAATACAATTCTATTTGATGGAAATCATAAACTATGAGTCAATATTAGTCAAGATAAAGCGCTTAAAGATAAATAATAGCAATTAGCGTCCGGCCATTACCCTACTCATCGGGAGTCTCGGCTTCGAGGCGTGCGTTCGGATCCTTGTTCGCGGCCATGTCATAGTCTTCGGGATGCGCGGCGATACGATCCACCAGATCATCCGTGACCCGAAACTCGCGCTCGCGGGCCTTTGCGCGGTTAGCACGGTCGACAAATTTTTCAGCCTCTTCAATGAGTTCATGTGGATTGATTCCGAAGACTTCTGAAAGTTGAGCGATTTGCGTCACCTTTATGTCGCGCTCATTTTTCAGCATTCTGATTAGAGTGCGCTCCGGCACGCCAGATTTCTCCGAAAGATCTTTAATGGTTAATCCTGCTGCAGATCGTTCTGCGGCAATTGCCTTTGCAGTCGCTTCGTTAATGTCCATATGGACAGTATAGCGACTGAAATTCTGCTATCAACTGCCCATTTGGGCGTGTTGTACTTGCATACTGCCCAAATGGGCACTACTATGCAAAGCATGGACAGCATGAAGTACTCAGCAACAGTCGCAAGACGAGTTGGCAAAGCTCTTTCCCGCGCAAAATTCAGCATTTCCGAAGCATCGGAGAAATCAGGAATTCCACGAGTCACATTGACAAGGAGGCTCAAGTATCCAGCGTCATCGCCATTCACGGTTCGTGAATTGCATCAAATTTCAGAAGTCGTTGGATGTGACGTCAGCGATTTCTTTGTCAAAGAAAAAAAGAGCGAATTTGTTAAGCGCTCGCCGACGGAAGCGATCGAAGAACAGAATCAGGCGCTCGCCGACGCATGAATCGAAAGGAGAATCCGAAATGAGGAAGATGAAGAGATCCGATGTCCGCGAATGGATTCCAGGTGAACCGCTTGAACGGGTCGACTTCGGCAACGGTTGCACGGGGATGGATAAGAGCATTCCTAAGGAACCCGGTCAGGTGGGCGATTTCAAGCGTCTCATCTGGAAATGCCGCGCCATCGAAGCGGACGGAGGGCCATGCCTTGATGTGCTTCCATCCGAATATTGGATCGATGACGTGAAGCAGGCCGGCTACTATGACGTGCTCACCTGCACGTCAAACTCAGGACCATACCGATTCGATGACGCGTGGACCTATCTCAATGGAATCAATGCTGGGTGGCAGCTCGCGCGAAGGAAGCGTCATTCCGGCTTATACGCCACTTTGCGCACCTTGCGCAACGGCATATTCGGCTCGTCGGCCCATCGCCACAGGAAGACGACTGGTATTGGCCCGTTGACCACATATTCGATGGTCTCGGTTGGTACGAAATCGTCAGGTAATCGCGTCTTCAATCGGAACGTTGCTGCATCCTCCAGTGGTGTAGCCGACTCCACATGCACGTTGCGTGATCCCTCGATGCGGACGCGCCGGATCGAGCCCCGAACCCATTCCGCGTCGGAGAACGGCGGCTTGTCATGATCGGCGCGCTGCATGGCGGTCTGCTCCTCCAAAGTGGTCGCCTGTCTCTGCAGACTGTCCAGCTGCTCACGCAGGAGCCTGATGTCATCCTCGCGCTCCTTGTTCTGCTCCTTCGAGCTTCTGTGCTCGAGAACCCATCCAACGATCGTCACGACGATCGTGAGAACAAATGCGGCGAATTCGACGCCGTGCTGTGAAAACCAATCAATCATGAAAACGATTCTAAGGAGAATCCGAAATGAGCATCAACATTCCGGCCGAGACGCCAGACGAAAGCGACCACCCAATCTCCGTCGAGGAGTTCGAACGCCTGCACCCGGCGATGCTTGGCGCGATAAGGAAGGCCGTCCGCGAGGAATTGGAGCTCTCTCACGCGGACGGTCCAACGTCAGCTGATGTTCAGCGCACATTTGATCTTCAACTGGTCGTTCCTGATGTACCGCTGGTATTCGGCGATGCCCTGCACGGCATCAGCCAGCGAAACGATGGCCTGCTGAATGTTTCCGGATTGCGCGTAGGTCTTCGCGTCATTAGCGGAATTCACTGGATCGCGTTGCATGTTATCACCTCCCTTCTTTGCGCGGGTCTGCTCATTCTCCCACTCGGCAGGAAGGCCCTCAAACGAGAGCGCATCGAAAAGGCAGCCGGCGCTCGCTGACGCCGCTTGACACATCACAAATAGGGGAGAGGAGAAACGCATGCGAGAAACAAGCCAGCCATTGATCGATACGGTCGCGCTCGCTCACGAGATCGCCAAGGAAGCCGTCCGGCAGACGGCATACGCGCCACGCTGGGTCAGTCTCAAACAGGCCAGCGCGATGCTCGGCGGCGTCGACAAGAAGACCCTCCGCAAATGGGCGAGAGCGGGACGGATCAAGATGCGCCAGCCAAGCGGATACCACGGCAAGGTCATGGTGTCCGTCGCATCCATTGAAGAATTCGATGCCAACGCCGGGACGCGCCGGCGCTAAGGAGGCAAACATGCGCAAGGAATCCAAGCCGAAAGACCACTCCGCCGTCATGGTCATCCGCGACCACAAGTGCGGAGCCGACGTCAAGGCCGCGCGAATCAGCATCATCACCGACGAAGGCCACCTCGCCGGAGTGACCATCAGCCGCGCAGCGCTCGAATCGCTGCAGACCAGCATCGGCCGTCTGCTGCGCGAGATGGACGAGGAGGAATCATGACCAAGCTCGCACACGCCATCCTCTGCCAGCTCGTCGCCGCCATCTGGATCGCCGCCATCTGGGTGCTGTACTGCACACCGGCGTGCACGCATCCCATCGAACACCTCATCGCCGCGCCGATCGCGGTGCTCATCCCCGCGGCCGTCGTCACGTGCCGCATCTGCTCGGATCCCCGCGTCATGCGATGGCTGGAGCAGCAGAAGTGAAGGACTTGGATGGCTCCGCTCACATTGCGGCATGGACGTGGTTCGTCATGCGCGGCCATGCGGGAGCCACCCAACCGTCAAGGGAAAGACGCTAAAACCGGCCGGACGGGTCATCTTCTTCTTCTCCTCCCGTCCGTCCCGCCGGAGCCCGCGACAGGATGCGGGTGCCATGGATCGGCGCTCCGACAGCGCCGGCGGATGGATGCGCGGTTCGATTCCGCGCTCCGGCACGACATCCAATCCAATCCCAAAGGAGGCACACGATGCCAAGCAATGCAGCCAGGCCGGAAGACGAGCGGTGGTTCGAATGGCCGCTCACGCCGACCAGCATCGGCATGACGGCGGCCGAACTTATCAGTGAATTGTATGAGACCGTCACCGCGCTCAACCATGACCGCAGCTGGAATCTCACGCTGGTCGCTCCGGCGCGCTTCGGAGACATCATCATCGACCGCGATGCCGGATGCCTCCGCGCGAAATGCGCATGGAAGGCCAAGGATCCCAGCCAGCTCGGCCCGGAGCCAGCCGGATACGTGAAGGGAGCCTGACATGGCCATCGGAGAGACCGTCATCACCATCATCGGCAACCTCACCTCGGATCCGGAGATCAGGACCACCAGCCAGGGCGCGCAGGTCGCCAGCTTCACCATCGCCAACACGCCGCGCAACTTCAACAAGCAGACCGGCCAATACGAGGACGGTTCGACACTCTTCATGCGATGCTCCGCCTGGAACGAATTCGGGCAGCATTGCGCCCGCTCCTTAGCCAAGGGCATGCGCGTCATCGCCCAGGGCAGACTCCAGCAGCGCTCGTATCAGGCGCAGGACGGCTCGAACCGCACCGTCGTGGAGCTGCAGGTCGACGAGCTCGGCCCATCGCTCCGGTACGCGACGGCGCAGGTCCACCGCATCAGCCGCCAGGACGGCCCCGTCTACGGCAACCCCGCCTCTCCACAGCCGACGACCGTTAACACCGGCGCCGGCGGCTGGAGCCAACAGCCGCAGCAGACGCAACAGCCCGCGCAACCGGCTCCGCCTGCGGATGATCCGTGGAGCGCGCCGACAGACGGCCAGTCATCATTCGGAGAATTCGGCAAGGCCGACGGCGAGCCGGACTTTTAAGGACAAGGAGCATCAATGAAAGCCACAGAACAGCAGGCGCTCATCCCGCAGGAAGCCACACCGGACCTGCTCATCGACCTCATCGGCAAGACGCAGCAGGTCACCAAGGCCGCGGCCGTCGTGCTCAAGGCATGCCGCGCATGCATGGACACCAAGACCAAAAAGGAGCACATCGACAAGTGGGGCGGCATGCACGCCATCACCGAGGTCGTGTACGACTGCGCCGACCTCGCCCAGCGCATCCTGGACGCCGGTCTGGCCATGGAGAGCATGTGCGCGAAACCCGCCTCGTCACGGCAGATGATCCTCATCGACGACCTGCGCCGGAGCCTCGACGCGGAGGACGGCGACGTGGAGGCATCCATCAACCCGAACACTGGCGAGATCGGCTAAACCCCCAAAGGAACCTGAACCACGGAAGGAGAAGAAGAATGTGGTTCATCATCGACGACCAGATGGCTGACGACAGGCGCATAAAACGCCTGCCGCTCGCCACCGTGGGACTGTGGGTCAAGCTCTGCGTCATCCATTCTAAAGGAGTCTCGATGCAGGCCAAGGACCCGACCGCTTACCCCGGCCACTTCGACAAGATCGACCTCAAGGACGCTGGCGGCACCATGAAACAACTCCAGCAGCTCATCGACATGGGGCTCATGGAAGCCCACGACGACGGCTGGCGTCCCGTCTACGCGGAAGGAATCTGCCGTGAGTCGCGAGTGCTGACCGAAGAGCAGCGCGAGGCCCGCCGCAAAGCCGGAAGCAAGGGTGGGAAGCGCAAGGCAGCCAACCAAAAAGCCAAGCAAACGTCTGGCAACTTGCTAGCAAACAGCCAGGCAGACGGAGAGCAAAACAGTAGCGGAAACGGTAGCGAAACGTCTGGCAACTTGCTAGACGAAAGCCAAGCAAAAACATGGCATAAAACCGATACCTATACCGATACCGAAACCGATATACCCTCTCCGGCCCCTCCCGCCGGCACGGCGAAGCAAACCGGTGGCGACACGCCTGACCATTTCGCCGCCATCGCCGGAACCTACCCCGGCACCATCGGCGCGAAAGGCCGCAAGACCGAAACCGAAGCCCGCGCCCTATGCGAGGCGATCGCCGAGGACCCAGTCCAACTCGCCCGCCTCCAAGCCGCGGTCCGCCGCTACAAGCGCGCCGTCAACGACGGCCAAGTGCCACAACGGCAGGTCCCACGACTCGCCACATGGCTCCGCGACCAATGGCAGACCTGGGCTCCAGAACCAGCCACAAGCCAGCCACGCCACAACCACACCTGGAACTGCAACCACGTCCACCAGCTCATGGACCCCCACGAAGACGAATATGACCACACCGGCAGCCTCCGCGAAGGACACCCAAGCGAATGGTGGCAGGCATGCCAGGCATGCGCAGACGAACTCAACAACCGACAAGAAACCAGCAAGGAGAAGCAATGAGCAACTACCAAAACAACGAAATCAAGCTCATCAACACGAGCCTGATCGACCCACACCCCGACAATCCACGCAAAAACATCGGCGACGTGACCGACCTCGCGGCCAGCATCAAAGCCAACGGCCTGCTCTCGCCGCTCTCCGTCGTACCCAACGGCGAGCGCTATCGTGTCATCGCCGGCCATCGTCGTCTCGCCGCATGCAAGCAGGCCGGCACCGGAGCCGTGCCGTGTTTCGTGCTTGACTTAGACCCGTTGCAGCAGTTGGAGGCCATGGTCACCGAAAACTGCCAGCGCGAACAGCTCACCGTCCTCGAGGAGGCCGACGCCATCCAGGGCATGCTCGACCTCGGAGCCACCACCGCCGCCGTCGCGCACAGGCTCGGCCGAAGCGCCGACTATGTGCGTGACAGAGCGAAAGCGGCGAGCATCAAGGCGGACGTCAGGAAGACACGCGACGACTTCGACCAGCTCACCATCGGCCAACTCATGGCCATCGCACGATACGACGGCCAGCCGGACCGTCAGGAACGCCTCGCGCACGCCGCGGGGACCTCGAACTTCGACTACATCCTCCACAACATCGAAGTGGAAGATCGCCGGAGCCAGTGGTTCGCCGATGTCTCCGCGCTCCTCGCCACCGGCACCACCGGTCTCAACGTCATCGAGGATCCCGGAGAGACCTTCTCGGATTCCGAATGGAATTACTCCGGCGCCATCTTCCCCGCCGCGGGCACTCCGGAAGAAACCATCGAAGAGCTCCGCAAGCAGAATCCAGACGCGGTCTCCGTCCATGAAGCGACGCAGACGATATACCTCTGGGATCGTCGTGATGCGGCCGCCGAAGCCGAAAAGGAAGCCCAGCGAGCCGCCGAACAGGCCGAACGCGACGCCCGACAGCACGTGCTCGAGGAATACGCCGCCACGACGGCTGACAAGCGCATGGCATGGCTCCACGGCCATCTCCATGCCATCAAGCGCGCCAAGCTCATCGAGACCACGGCAAGGCTCGGACTCCTGCAGACAATTGACCCGGACCCGACCGGCTTCACCAAAGACCTACACACCTGGAACGACGCCGCATGCGCCCGGGAACAGTTCGCCGCCATCGCCGGCATCAAACCGGAACAGGCGCTCGCGGAACTCCACACGCACCTCGACTCACCGGACTGGCCGACATACGCGGTCATGATCCTCACCGCCAGAATCGAATGGTTCATCAGCCCAAATGACTGGGACTGGAGTGGCGACGACAACGTCAGCCGCCGCATCCCCGGCTATTACCTGATCCTCCAAGACCTCGGCTATGAGCCATCCGACGACGAGACCGAACACCTCGACCAGCTTGTTGCCGCCATCACGGAAGAAGACGAGGAGGAAGACGAATGACCAAGGAACAGATCAACAGACTCGCCCAACTCATCACCGACACCGCGGAAACCGCGGCGAACATCGAACTCCAGGCGCTCGCCGACGGCAAGGCCGATAACGGCATCGCCGCGATGGCCTCCGGACTAAGAACGAACTGCACTTCATGTCTGGTGCTGGTCAACGGCCTGATGCAGGAAGGAGAGCGTTGTGAGTGAGTTCGAGGACTCGAAGCGCATCGCTTTGGAACGCCAGGGCTGGCATTGCCTGCGCTGCGGGACGAACATCCACGATCCGGCTCGCTGGCCTGGACGTTCCGGCCATCATCGGCAATTGCGCGGCGCGGCGGATCCGGATGTGAGGCACAGCCCAGTCAACATCATCGAGCTGTGCGGCAGCGGTGACACAGGATGCCATGGTTGGGTCCACCAGCATGTGGCCGAGGCCGAACGACTCGGGATGATCGTGCCGCTCGGCACGGATCCGCGCACCACCCCGGTGCGCGACTGGCAGGGGATCTGGCTCCGCCTCAACCAGGACGGCACCGCGACCCGTCTGACAGCCATGGAGGTCGCCACACTCGACATCGACAGGAGGAGCACGGAATGACCCTTGACAAGCCCGACATGCTGCTGTGGATGGACGTGGAGACCACGGGGCTCGACCCGGACCATGACAGGATCCTCGAGGTGGAACTGCGTTGCACCGACATGAAAGGCGTGCTGTGCGTCGGCGGTTTCCACCGCGTCATCGGATTGGCGGAACGAAACGTCTCCATTACCGATGAGAACTTCAAGGCGTGGCGCATGCACTGCGCCAACGGACTGCTCGAGGACGCATTCGATGCCGGATATACGGAAGCGGCGACGGCGAACGCGCTCGAGGAATATGTCGACAGCCTCGCGCAGTCGTTCACCCTCCATCCGGCAGGCAGCAATCCGCAGTTCGACCTCGACTTCATCGGCCGACTCTGCCCGAACCTCCCGCTGCACTACCACCGCATCGACATGGCCACCATCCGCGACAGTCTCGAAGCCGCCGGCTGGGATGTGAAACCGGAAGATGAGACGCCTGCGGCCAGCGCCCACCGCACCGGTACATGCCTCGACCGCGACATCCGCCAATACGCGCGCATCATCCGCCACCTCTCCGCCCATCCGGTCCGATACGTCGCCACGAAAGCAGCAAGGTGATGGACATCGCAGCAGTGATCTTCCTATGTGCCGCCATCCTGATCGGCTGGATGGCCAACAGGCCATGAACCGTACCAAACCAACTATGAAAGGAACCTCGGAATGAAACAGACCATCAACCGCATCTCCAACCGCGTCGGCGACTGGTTCGCCACGCTGTTCGCCCTCGCCGCGCTGCTGCTCGTGCCGCACGCCATCATCCGGCCGGTCATCGGCTACGGCCTCCACCACTGGATCCCCATCCAATGGCTCGCCCTGCATGTCCTGCTCATCATCCTCACCCTATGCGTCGCGCTCGCCGCCTACATCATTGCGGACCGTACCGCCACGGAACCGCCGGAAACATACTGAAAGGAGCCATCATGGCAGACCATGAGACCATTCCGATCGGTCTGGAGACGCAGAACAAGGTGGCCGAGGCCATCTACCTGCGCTGGTATAGCAACGGGGCCCGCCATCCACGTCCATGGAACGAGATGCCCATGGAGGGCAAGGAGCCATGGAGGCGCGTGGCCAAGGACGCCATCAGAACGTTCTTCGCCTCTCCCGAGTTCCAGACGCTGCTCGACGACGTGTACGACGAAGGCTACGACGCGGCCGGAAAGGACGCCCAAGGCGGAAACGAAGGCGAGGAGCCGCGGTGAGCGTCAACGTTCCATTGCGCAAGTGGCGGTCGGCCGATCCGGTCATCCTGATCGGTCGCCGCTGCATCGCCCAAACAGACCAGGACGTCATCATCGACGGACGACTCGAACTCATCCGACATCCGGACGGCACCGCCAGCCTCCGCTTCCAGGGCATCGGAAACGACATCATCGCCCACGATCCGAACACATGTTCCAACAGCATGAGCGACGGCATCAGAAGCCTCGCCATCTACGGAAAGGAATGAAACCAATGAGAAACACCATATGCGCCGCCCTCACCGCCACCACACTCGCCCTCTGCACCGCGCTCGCGGGCTGCGGGAGCGCGGCCAAACCATCGACCACGGCGCACGCCGCCGACACGGGCGTCATATGCTCCGCCTCGCAAAGCGGCATCAGGGTCTGCACCGTCACATTATCCGACACACGGCAGGTCGACTGCGTCATCACGGCCGGCACCTACGGCAAAAGCGGAGTCACATGCGACTGGAGCCATGTGAGCGGCGCGGACAAGGAACCACGATGAAAATCAGAATCCAGGACGGCGCCATATACATCGCGCCGGAAGACGACGAGGAACGCTAAGTGGTCGAAATCACCATCAACACCCTGCTCAGATGTGTGGCGGAACACGACAAGGAAAAGAGACAGCAATGAACAACACGGACGCAGACACCGCCATCAGCGCGCTCGACAAACTCATCGACCAGGAACTCGCGGCAGTGCGCGCCGCATCCCGCGACGGCAACCAGCCGCTCTATGAGAGTTCGTCGATCCGGTATCACACCTACCTCACCGCCAAGGATGAGATCACAAAGGCGCTCGCCGATGCCGTGGAGGAAAGGGATACGGAGAATCCGTTCCTGCCGCAGCGTGACGAGTTGGTCACGATGGACATACACACCTGCGATCTGTGCGGCCGGTGGTGCTCGAGTCCTGTCTATTCCGTGGGCCTCATCTATGGCGGTCAGGCGAAGACAGTCACCGAGGTGTGCGCCGACTGCATGCGACGGCTGAAGTTCCAGCCGGTGAGGATCATCTCGCTGGACATTTACCGGCTTTTTGAGAAGTGGTTGGACGAGCAGAAGGAGACGGAGCGGTGAGTAGGAAATTTAAGGTAGTGCCGGTTATGTACGCGGCAAGCGGAGACGTGTACACGCTGAAGCTGCAGAATACGGAAGCGCTCGCCGGTCTGCTTTCCGACGGATGGAGCGTGATGCGCACCGACGTGTTGCCGGGACTCGGCGGCAAAGGCGAGTACGAGGTGGAGCCGAACATATGCTATGAGCCATCATTCCCGCCGACAATCGTCTACATCCTTGAGAAGGAGGCGGAATGATGAACAGCATCAGTCGTAACAAACGGCGCTCGCCGCATGCGTGCCGGAGCGCGGTCGGGATATTCATTTGCGCGAGCAATGGCATCGGTCCGGCGCAATACGAGGTCAGCCTGCGCAGGATAGAGCATTGCGTCATCTGCGGCAGGTGGTGGAAGATCTACGCCGTCTCGCCGTACCTGACCATCTGGGCCGAAGTGCCAGCCTGGATGATCTGGCTGTTCTGGCACAGCATCTGGAAGACCGGCCATAAATCATCCCACGGAAAGGAACCGGAACAATGAGCGAGGAAACACTCGACCCGCCACTGCCGCCGATCGACGCGCGCACCGAAGCCGTCGCCGAACGCCTGTTTGGACTCAAATGGGCGCTCCGCAAGGACTCCACCGAAATCATCCACGAGGAATGGCAGACCGCACCCGACTGGATCCACGACGGATACCTGCGCCAAGCCATCGAAGTGCTCGCCACCGCCGACCAAGCGCAACCCGCGAGCGCCGACGGATCCGATTATGAGGAGCGGATGCGCGTCGAATACCGTGAGTTGACCGCTCGTGCCGGCGGGCTCAGGGGCATGCTGCAGCGGTATGCGGATGGCACGCTTGACTTCGAGCCCGTCTGTCCGATCAGCCTGTTGAGCAGGCAGCTTGATGTCATGGATGAATACGCCAATCTGCTCCGCCATAGAGCCAAGATCGAACACGTCCACCTCGAAAAACAGGACTCCGCCACCGAATAAACAAAGAACCCGACCTTCCGGCCGGGCTCTGGCATTACCACAAACCAGACTACCACGCCGGAGGGAATCGAACAAATGAACGAACAAAACAACGAATCCCAACCAACACCAAACCAGACACAACCAGCACAAACCAAACAAAACAAGCCAGCGCTCGCCGGCATGTGCCGAGTGTGCGGCGGGGAGTGCCGTATCCAGGCCACGATGTGCGACAAGTGCGAGACCGCTTTGAGGGGATGGATCCACGACTATCCGTCATGGATCCAAGCCCTGCGCGAGTTCCTGGATTCGACGGCGCATTACGGAGGCCACCAGCCTGGACGTGTCAACCTGCAGTCCGCGCCCACGCCGATCAGACTCTCGGTCGTTGACCATCTGCAGGAGATCGAGGATGCGGTGACGGCGTTGTGGTGTCGATTGTATGCGCCGCCGGCCATGCCATGGGCCACAAGCATCGCGGTCCCGTCCATCGTCGACATGCTCAAGGCATGCTGGTCATGCCAGCGGTTGAACCGACTGCCGGACATCGGTTTGATCTGGCATGACTGGGAGCGGTTGGTGCGCAAGACGCTGGCCATCATCGACGTGCCACCATCCAGGCACGGCATCGGCAGGTGCCTGAATCCTCTGTGTGGAGTGGAGCTGAGTGCGGAGGTCGGCGCGGTGAGCGTTGATTGTCCGGTGTGCGGCAACGCTTATCGCGTGGTCGATGTGCGATTGGGTTTCCTGCGGGAGTGCATCGAATCGGGCAGGGCGTTCACGGCGGGG